CGTATTGGCCCCAGCGCCTCCTACAGTGCGTGAGGAAAAGACGGTGCTAGAAGCGGCACCAGCGCCAGCAGTCACTCGGATTAGTGAACCTGCTGTCGCCGCAAAGCGACCTGTCGCCCAGATTCCTACTGGGCTTTCGAACGCCGATCAGGTGTCCGAAGGTGAGAGCACTATCCCACAGCCCCACTGGTTAACAGTGCGGGTGTACTTGAAAGATGGGAAGGGCGCTCCGACAAATCAGTTTCAAGAGTTCCACGATCTTGATGCAGTTCTGAAGCTAGAAGGCAAATCGGAGAAGGAGTTTTACAACTCCCAATCTCCCGAAGCGAAGGCGCGTCGTGCAAAGTACGAAGTAGCCCTCGTGGAAAAGGAAGCCCGCTTAGCCGCTCAGAAGCGCAAACGAGGTTGGTAAGGAAGAACTCAAGTTGTATCGCTCTGGGAGGAGACGAACAACAAGAAAGGTTATAAATTATGACCGGATATTCACCGGCTATCAACAATCAATCTAACCTCCCCCCGAGTACCGTGAAGTATTACGATAAAAAGTTTCGGGAGAATTTGAAAGCGCAGACCCCGTTCGTGGCCTGCTCTGAACGTTTGGATTTGCCAATGAAAAGCGGCAACCAATACGAGATGTTCATGTACGTGCCGCTGGCAGCCAACACTTCGACCACCGTCGAAGGAAGCGTTGGGACTTCCATCCCGGTCAGCGTTCTGAACACCACCGCTGTCATCGGCGAATACGCCGACTACGCGAACTTCTCTTCGCTGTCCTTGGCCACCGCCATCGACAACACCGTCGAGAACGTCGCGAAGGAACTGTCGTACCGCTTGGGCGAGTCTTTGAGCGCTCTGGTGCGTGCGACCGCAGACGGCGCGTCCGCCATCGACTCCAGCGTGCTTGTGGAACTGGGTGCGACCAGCACTTCCAGCTTCACCGCTCTGTCCTTGAGCCAAATCCGTAACTCTGTCCAGTCTCTGGCAGGGCGTTCGGTCCGGCCCTTCGACGAAGCGTCGAAAGCATTCTGTGGCGTCATCCACCCGTTCGCCCTTGGCGACGTGCTGGCTGACAACAGCAACGACAGTCCTCTGGACATGTTGAAGCACACCCCCGTGGGTATGGCCAAGATGGAAGAGTTGGTTTCGGTCGATCTGACTGAAGTCATCGAATTGCCCGCTTCTGGCGTGCATTTCTTCCAGACCAACCAGATCACCACGACCCCGAGCTATCAGACCGTTAGCGGCCTGACGGCTCTCCGCACCTACATCTTCGGGCGCGATGGTATCTACTCCATCAACCTCGGAGCACAGGGCGACACCGGGTTCGGCGACGGTGAATGGCAAAACATTAAGTGCAACATCAAGCAGAACGTTGAACCGTCCGTTGCCGATCCAGAAGGTTTGATCCCCGGATGGACTTCTTACAGAGTCCATTTCACGACCAGCCTCGGACCCGATACCACGATCCGCATGCGTCAAATAGACGCGGCCAGCGCGATCAGCTAATGGTGCTTTTTGGTTGACAATTTGCTCATAAGGTGCTATCCTTATAATAGGAGAGCACTTTATGAGAGCACTGAATTTAGCAGGTAAAAAGTATGGGCGTCTGACACTAGTAAAAGTCGTCGGCGTCAATGCTAGTAAACAACGAATTTGGCTGTGTCGGTGTGACTGTGGCAGGGAGCACGAAGCCTCCCAAGCACACATCACACGTGGGTCCAGTACCAGTTGTGGCTGTTTCCGAAAGGAGCGGGCCACAAAACATAACCAATCCCGCACACCTGAATGGTTTGCCTATCAGCACGCAAAAGCGCGTTGTAAACCAAATCATAAGCACCATGTACACTATTTTGATAGAGGCATTCTTTTTCGATTCATTTCGTTTGAAGAGTTCTTTTCAGAAATCGGTTCGAGACCGCCCAATCATTCGCTTGACAGAATCAATAATGATGGCAACTACGAGCCGGGCAATGTGCGATGGGCTACTAAATCGCAGCAAGAGCGCAATCGTCGTTGTGATAATTGTGTTCGGCTGAAGCAACGAATTGTTGAACTAGAAAACCAATTAGAAGAAAGGACATCAACATGGCAGACACCCAAGAATCCTATCCTAGCCCTACTACGGGAATCGGGAAGGCACTCTTCATCAAGCTGACCGG